GAGTTCGCGGGTGTAGGGACCCCGAGCGTACGCCGACTCCTCCGTGTGACCCTGAGCGCGATCTTCCAGTTGCGTGTAACGAACCTGACGACGTTTCGTCAGTCGTTAGTGAAATTAAGGTTTGTAATCCGTTGACGTTTTCTAATCTGCCTATATATTATTGTCTGGAGAAAGTTTCTTATTATCATTCGTTTATTGTAATATTAGCTACCATATACGATTACATAGTGATGGTTTTATCCTTTCTTCGATTACCGACAAATTTGGTGGACGAGTTTGTTCAACAATTGCTTAATGTTGATATGCCTGATGGTGATTTTTTATTCCACTGGTTTTCTTACGCACCGAGCAAAGATTACTACCCTCTGCTGTCGCACAGTATCACGCGCGACGCCAGCCACAAATCCACTGTAGTCCACTCCCTTAGTGAATACAACTCTTATCGCAACGAGCTTTGTTGTGACGAGTTGGTTGATTTTTTGCTAGAGAGAAATATGTCTTGTCGCGACGCTTCTCACACAGAAGCTAAGTTCCAGAGTGACGTCGGGTTGTTTCCTAGACTTCCTGAAATCGCCGACGACAGACAATTGATTTTGGACTCTTCCGCGCTCCGAGCTTACCAACTTCATAAGCAAAGAGTGCGAAACAGGAGAATGGCTGTGGGTAACACTCAGCAAATCACTGTGTTGTCCATGTCACCGTCAAACTAGGTTTTCCTGGCGGTGACTGTATATGTTCTGTCGGCGTTCACCGCCAGGATTCTGTAAAGATAACCGACTCTTTTACTTTTTTGTTTAACAACCGCTTTTCATTTAAAACTAAGACACCCGGAGTTTTAGTTAACGGGCGGTTGCGTTTTGTACATACGTCTTTGGTTCCGGACAAGGTCTGTTTTAAGCTAATATACGGACCAGCATTTAAAGTCAATTCTGTGATATACACAGTTTGTGACTTAGCCATGGGCATAGCCCTTGAGCGATTAACAAATGTGCGTGTGAGTGATAATCCTTTACTTACACACATTCCCAACCTCGATTCTCAACTCTGGTATAACCAGCACGCATATTTTACGTCAGGTGCAGATTCGCAGTTGACAAATTACTTGACCCAAGTAATTCATTCTCATTTCTCGGACCTGCCGACCTATTGTGACACCTTTCTCCCCAATGCGAATCAATCGCACGTGAAGAGAAAGCTTCGTGTCAACGCCGTTAATTTGGCAGTCCCCGATAAGGGAATTGGCTTAAACTACGATGGCAGTTACCGATTAAAGGTTAAACCATTAGAAGACGCCAAACCGGGAAAGAGAAGTCGTATGGTTGGGGATTTGGGTGTTGAGTTGTCGTTAGTTGGCGGTTACGTTATGGCATGCGCTAAGCAAGCCATATACGGACGCCACGTTTTTAATATATCTGGTAAAACCGTCTGTTTATACTTCTCTAAAGATTCTTCTGAAGCCAACATACTTGGTGCCTTTCAACTTTTGATGCACCATGAATACGACTTCAGTTTTTCTATCTTTAGTGATGACTTTTGTGTTTCCACAAAATCTGGTTTTATGGCCAATTTAGACATAACGTCGTGTGATTCTTCGCATGGACCTGATATATTTCGGCAATTGACCCTCTTTTTTCAAAACACCCAATATTATGAATGTGTTGTGTCTTTAGTTGATCAGTGTCGGCATTCGATGGACATCAAGTCCTTGGACCACCGCCATAAAGTCAAGCTTAAGCCGCATCACCCCACGTTGTGGAGCGGATCTACATTGACAACTTTCATAAACACAATATCTGTTTTCAATTTGTGTTTATCTATAGTCACCTACTTTATTCAAACCAATGACGCTGCCTTCTCTGAAAAGCATTGCGTTATGGGTTCTTTCAAAGTAGGATATTTAGTCACGGTGGATCTGTGTCCA